AGTTTTAGTTATCTTGTTAGGATTTTTAACAAACTTTATGTGCTGTGGTTTAATTATTAATGTTGCATAATTATGATACTTCTCATCAATCAAAGTAAATTCATAATCTTTACCAAAATAATGTAATTTATTTCTAATATATTCAGCACGCATTATCTTCATTGCACTCTGTTTTTAATAATGTTCCAAGCTTTTTGGATATCATCAGTTGGGCCGTCTGCCCACTCCATTTCATTAGTAACAAGATCATCAATAATACTTACTGCGTCTGCAATGCTGTTGATTTTTCTTTCTGGCACAATTTACCTCGTTTTTGTAGTTGATATCTAATGTTATCTAAACTTTTTTGAGTTAGATAACCTCCGTTGTTATATTTAGTTTTAGTTTTCATTGGTACCCCAATAATTGTAATTTAAGTAAGGTTTCTTTTGTAACTGCAGTCCAACTCCAAGGTCTAGCAATTTTATCTGGTTGAGCACCAGCTAATACTGAACCTGTAGTCCAAAAAGCATTACGTTGATGCCAAACTTTCCAATTTGATTCGTTTGTTTCAATTGGATTTTCTTTTTTGTATTTATTCCAACCTTCTTCATCCCAGTGCCAAGCAATGTTTAAGTATCTAGTACCAATCATGTTTTTAGCTCTAGGACTAAACTCAGTAATTTTAAAACGCACATCTGCTTGTTGATGTCTTATCAAAAGAGTATCGCCTTCTTTAAACAAAGTTGAAGGATCTACTGTACCGTCATGAAATCCACGATAAAGATTTGTGTTATTGTAATAACCATCTATCTGATAATAAGTTATGCCAGTAATTTGATCTTCAATAGTTTCTGAACCATAAAGATAGCCATTCCTAGCATAGGGTACTTCATTTAAGTCACACCAACGTGACTCTCTGTTGTTGTAAGGATGTTTGTTGAAATAGCCTTTGCCATCAACTTGATATTGAGTCATCCTCCGATTTGGATTTACCATTTGATTCTCCGTTTTCATAAGTTTCCATTAATCTGTTTAAATACCATTGAGCCTTAGCAAGATCTTCTTGTTGATTTTTGTATTCGTAACGCCACATATATTTCAAAACGTTACCTTTCAAGTAGCCTTGGAATTGTCGAGTAGTCATAGAAGCTTGAATAGCTTGTATGCACTCAATCTCTCCAGTGTTGTAGTGTGGGGGTTGATTTACATTGTCCATAATTTTTCTCTTTAAAGATAGTGAGTAAGGTGGTATCAAGCTTTGCTACACTGGTCTCTAGCTTCTGTGCAGTTTTGAGATCTCTAACCAGCATGCGGTCGTATCAGTTACTCACTATCGTATTAATGATACAACAGATAGCTTGGTATCTAGGCTTCTGCGGTTGTATGACTTTAAGTCACCTTGTGTTGTTTTTCAACAACTTTTGCTATAAACCACTAGCACTACATAGCGGGTCCGGAACATTGCCGTCTGTGCAGCCGGTTGTTTCAACTACCTGTTGTATATTTCTTTTTCAAAAAACTTCTGTTTTCTTTTTCGTATTCTAAAAATGAATCGTACGGTGCAGAATTATATGCTGCTCGTTCTCTACAATTTTCAGAATACATTCGTAAAGCAAAATCTTTATACGTCATGAAAATATTATATACCATGATCTAATAAAAACTCTTCAAACTTGCTAAAAAGATCTGCATGTATCTCAGTATTAACACTGTAAATATCAAGACCTTCTAAAGGATATTTATTCTTATCTTGTTTTAATTCTGTTTTTACATAAGCATTAAAAAATTCTATAAAATTACCTTCAAACCATTCTTGTTTAGCAACATGAAGATCAACTTCATATTCAAGTACTTCAGTAAGAATAGCTTGACTTACGTTTGCTTTACTAAGTTCAAGCATACGTAAAAAATTTTCAAGTCCTTCATATAGAAGATATTGATACTCATGTGCTGTTTGATATGCTTCATTCATTTTACCCACTATTTTCTCCAGTATTGATTGTGTTTACGCCACTCAGGTTCTTTGTCTTGCCAAGTAAGTTTAGGTACAGACAGATTAAACCCAAGTAATTTCTTTTGCACACTTTGTAGTTTAAGTTTTTGATGTTTCATTGTTTTTCTCATAAGAAACAAAACAATAGAAGCAGTCAGACCACCCACCATAGCTGCAGTCATGCCACTGTAAGTGCCATAGAATGCAATCATAAGTGTGCCAGTAATCATGATATCTACAAAAATATCATGACCAATAGTTTTTTTGCCGCCTGCTTTAAGCGCTAGCAACAGTAGCCCGAGCGCGCTGAATATTCCGATTGTGAGCATTGTGCCTCCCTTTCCACATTAGATAAGCCATGTACGCAAATTGAATAAGTTCAATAAGAATCCATAGCGCTGTTGTTACACTTGATACGATACTAGCTGGCATACTCAAACCTCCATAATAAATAACCCATACTACCTAGCACAATNGCTAGTAGCATNAATGTTAGAATATGTTGTAAGAGCATAGCCATAGCAAATAGACCAAGTAATCCTACAACTCCACGTATTGCATACTTGTTAATAAGTCCAAGCATGTGTTTAGTTTGTTTTGATAATTTCACCATATGGTGCCTCCGTTGAATAATTAGATACCCACACAACTGGAAAGTGTGGTTCGGTACCAAAGTCACTTGCCTCAAGATCTGTAAGATAAATAAGACAAGAGATATTGGGATGTTTGTCTGCCATTTCTGCAATGGCTGGCCCAAACCTAGTACCACCACGACCTTGCATAGTAACTTTCAAAGGCAACGATTCACGAGTGAACGTCTCTTCAGCAGTTACTTCAGTGTCGGCTTGCATAAAATGTACATTGTCGACATTGGCATCAATCAGCATAGCTGATATCTCACCAAGATCTTGATTAAGTTCTTCATCTGTACGTGAACCTGAAGTATCGGTAATNACACCAATCTCTTCAATAGAAGGTGCATACATACTAGGTAGATACAAACCTTGACCAATAAACCTACGATTAGGTTTCTGCCAACTGTAATCAGACTTGTTGTTGTTACGTAAGAACCTAGCTAAACGTTCTTTCCAGTTAACTTTAGGTTCAACTATATCACCAAGCAAAGACTCTAAGTTACCGGGCAGTTTACCTTGAGCTTTAGCCGCTTCGGCAGCTTGTTTAATTGCTACCCGCATATCAGCTTCAAACTCACCAGGATTCTTGTTGATAGCTGATGACTCTTGTACACAGTTACCAAATGATTCTTTANTGTTTGTTTCACCTGCTTGAGGTTGTGAATCTGGATCTTCCTGCAGTTTCCGATAAACTTCATCTGTAGTCATATTGGCATACTTGTCATCAAGCAAATCAGTTGGTGGTAATTGTAAACCTGCATCACGTACTACAAGATTGATTACATAATCACCAGCCACGTTCCATANATAATGATCACGTTCATTTAGACGTGCCATGTGCATAAATACTACATGCATAACTTCATGAGCAAGCAAACCAATACGTTGTTGGTCAGTCATGTTTANAAAAAACTTTGGATTGTAAAGCAAACGTTTACCATCGGTACCTGCAGTAGGTATGTCTTCTGTTTCAATTGGTGTCAAACGTAAGCACAAAGTACCAAAGAAAGGTTGTTTCAATAGTAATTGTGCTCTAGCACGTGTGAACTCAGGAATCATCATCATCTCCTAATAGTTGTGAACCAAGAATTACATTGTTAAATGCTCCTGCATTTTGTTCAACATATTGTGCTTGGTCTTGTTGTTTTTTCTTACGTTCCGTTTTCTTGTGAATCGTAACCATTTTTTCTGGTGCCACTTTCTCTACAATATTAGCGAGTTGTGGCCAAGCTTTGAGCGCTTGGTTAAGTGTTTGAAAACGATCAAGCATATCAAAGAAATCAGCTTGCTTAGTAGCAAAAGTATGCTCATAGTCACGTTCTTGAATATAAGCATCATAAACTTTTGTAGTTAGTTCATGACCTGCTGCTTTACTAAGATTCATAGCTGCAGCACCATACCTATCGCCAATAAACCTACCTTCAAAAGGTAACTGAATATCAACAGTTCTATGAGCCAACTCATTATCTTCAGAACGTACATACCTTTCAGTATAAGGCTTAAGATCATAATCTAACTCCTTACCATCGTGACGATAATCTTTACGTTTTGTATGATACTCAGGCACTTGAATAGTAGCTTTGATGGTAGATTCTTTATGAAAAACATTTTTCATATGTTCTTTCATATCCCATACTACGCCATTTGTATTAGTTTCCTGCATTTCGTTAAAAGTTGCTTTTACTTTTTCATACAAAGGTTTAGCAAACGTATCGTAAAGTTCAACGCCTAATGCTTCTTGATTAGAAACAGCAGGTCTTGGATTTATCTTTTGATAATCTTCAGAAAACTGNTGACATAATTGTTTGATTAGTTCGTTAGACATTCTAACTGTAGCCATAATTTTTCTCCGTAATTGTTACAATACAACATTGGAATTCTTTTGAATCCAAGCATTGATTGTAGTGTGATGTATAAAGTTTCGATCAATGGCAAGAATACCTTTGACCAAAACCACCTGAAACTCAACAGGCAACCTAGCTGTAAGTTTCATAATGTTTTCCATTTTGTCGTCTTGAGCTCGTGCTGAAACTGCACCAGTCAAAGCATACAAAACAGCTGGATCGTCCGTCGGCATGTACGTCGTAGGATTTTTAATCAAGTTATCAATGTCTGGTAACTTGTTTGCTACTTTTGCAAATGCCAGAAACTCACCAGCTGGCCCGTCACCGACCGCAGCGGCTATGCCGTAAAACATCCTGTCTGCATGAATATCATCTGTAAGCTTCAAACGCTTATCGACGAATGACCAACTTCGAGGAGTAGGAAAAGCGTACTCATCAGCTTTGAAGCTGTATAGAAGATTTGGTCGGTAACGCATGAATGATACCAGCGTTGTGTGTATCTNATTTTTCAATGCCCAGTCACACCAAACATCCAAGTTTGGTTCTAGGTCATAGTGCATCAACCTGTTACANACAGGCTTCGGCATNTGATACACAGCAGCACCGTCAGTAAGACGNTTACCAGCTGATACCACTGACCAACCNTCAGGCATAGTATAATTACCAACCTGACGAGTTAGNANTAACTGTAGAAATGCATTCTGCGTTGCTGGTGGAGCAGTTGGCAACTCATCAATCATGAATATGCCACGCTCACCNTCNCGTTCTACAGTTGGAAAAATATCTGGTGCTGCCCACGAGGTTTGATCACCGTGTACTGCATTAGATGTAATATGTGGTATACCACGCACATCGACAGGATCGAATAAGTTAGCACGAAAATCTAGTAGTTTAACTCCTAGATCATTTGCCACTTGCTGTGGTATTTCTGACTTACCAATGCCTGGCCCACCCCAGATCATGGTATTAAGATTGACACGCATATTGTCACGTATCTCTTGCTTGAGCGTATTAGCATCAAGCGTTACTTGTTGTGTATTTGACATAATTACTCCTCTATCAAATTTATTGTTGTTCAACAGGTTCAATGTCTCGTATTGCGACTTCGCCTTTACGAATCATCTCACCCAACCTTTGGGTCGCAAGCTTCCCGTAATCTACATTTTCAGTATCTACTGGAAATGGAGCTTCAAACTCCACCACAATAGTATGCTGTGAAAACATATCCAAAAATGTAGCTCTGAATAATCTAGTAGTCATGTGACCTCCTAATTTATTAAATATACCCAAATAACTAGGCAACAGTTTTTGTATTAATTTCATATTTTGACTCCCAAAATTTTTATACTAGTTTGTATGTGCGAAGGTACGGCGTTCCAAACGACGTACGAGCACAAGGTTTGACTCTCTTGTTTGTGCGAAGGTACTAATTTTAGCGCAAGTGCTGTTAAGCACGCGGGCGCGAAAATTGTACGAGCACACAGTTTGAGTTTGCGAAGGTACAAATCCCGTAATGGCGGGCGACGCACGCAGGTGCCAAAGCCCGGGCCAGTACGGGTTCGAGGCATCTCCGTTGCTCCGTAGGAGCAGAAGGAGTATGCCGAGATAAATTTGTACGAGCACACTTTCCAAACAAAAAAAATTTGACTAGAGTTGGTTAGGAGAGCATCCATGTGACTACCAACTCTAGTACTAAATACCTGCCATGAGCTTGCCTCACAGTAACTTAACATGCGACGCCCCACCTGGACTGCCTTGCAAAAACGCAACCCACGAAACCGGAACCCACCGGACGCAACCACGACTGCCACACTCACAACTTACCTGAGCACACGCCAACGGGACATGACTTACCTCGACTGCCTTACAACACCAGAACCCAACGTACCCCACCTCGCAGTGCCTTATCTAGACTGCCATACCGGAACGGGACTTGCCCCACCTGGGCCAACCGGATCTTACCTCGACTGCCTAACCGGAACTTTCCGAGACGCAACCTACCTAACGACGCCACTCCGTAACTGCCTTGCAATAACTTGACACAACAGACCCCAACAAGCCCCAACTCACTGTGACCAACCTCGACTGCCAGACGATACCTAGCCTCGACACGCTGTATCACGCCGAGACTAGACTGCCTCATTTGGTAGCTCTAGCTACTTTACGCTCTAGTTGTTCACGCCTTTTGGTAATCGGCGCTTTAGCTTTAGTGATTGCTGTTTTAGAAACACCTTTAAGCAAGTTAAGTGCTTGCAATTGATCTTGTAAAGTATCAATACGTGCTTCTAGTTGTTTAAAGATTTGCAACACTAGTTTGTTGTCGTTCATAGCTTCTGCCATAGCAACAAACCTTCTATTGTCATCATCCGTAATACTAACAAACGCATTAACTGTGCGAGTGTCTTGTGGTGAAACAATAATCTGTACTCTGCTAATCATGCTGTTAGCTTGATGCAAACGCCACTTTCTAGCTGCTTCAGTATCTTTCCAATCAAAGTACTTGTGCAACGGATGACGTTTGCGTTTAGCTTCACTGACTACTCGAGCAGGTGTAATGCCACCAAACTTTTTGTGAATCTTTTGCAATTGATCCAGAAGATCTACTTGATCTTCTTTCTTAGGTCTACCTANTTTACGCATTACTTACCTACCTGAAAGGTACCAAACGTACCATTCTTTTCTGGACGCCACTCACCGACACCAACGGTTTGACCACCGTGGTTTANTAAGTTAGCAATTTGTTCAACAGTAACACGGTCAGCATCGAACTTAACAAGCAGTTCGGCTTTCCAACTCTTGAACTCAGGTCTGAACCTAAGATCTTTGTTACCTTGAACGTTAACTGGGTCTTTACGCATAACTGGTTTAGAACCTTTGATCTGTACGCACTCGCCATCTGGCGCATTTGGTACGACAAAGAACAACGTTCTAGTATCAGTCATTGCTAAACCCAAACCTTTACCAGCTCGCACCGCACATTGTTTGAAAGCCGATGCTGGAAAGCCAAAAGAACCATCGTCTTGTAAATACGCAGACTTTAGATACTCTTTCTTAGGGTCAAAAGGCACACGCGTTGCCTTTTTAGCTTTACCCTTACGAGCGTCTTCCATCTGTTGAATGATGGTTTCTTTCATTTTGTTTTGGATTAGTGGAGTCAACCCAGTCACTTTCAACTTAACTTGTTGAAAATTAGGTGGATTGATCACTATCTGTACGTTACTTTTTGTAGCCATTGATGTTCTCCTTAGCACAAATGTCTCGATTAATAAAAAAATGCCTACCGAGCAATCGAAACATTAACTCGGTAGGACTTGGTAGTTACCTTACGCTATAATCTAGCTAGGCTTAAAGATACTAAGCACCATCTACAATGCTCTTCATGTGAGCAGTGCTTTCAGTGTTCATATCTTTTTTGACTTTGCCAGATGCATCGGCATGCTGATTGTAATTGTACTCAGCAAGTCTTTGCAGTCTGTCTTGGACAGCTTTCTCAACACGAAATCTTTCAATCTCAATGTTACGTAAGCCAAAGTCATGACCAATATTGTCAAGAGCCGACGCTAACAATCTAGCCTTACGACCAAGTTGCAACATCTTCTCTTCACGCTGAATCAACCAGTCAGGGATATCTTCCGCAACTGTAATTGATGACATAGCGTCTTGATATTCGTAGCAAATGCTAGCGAACTCTGACCACGTTCTAGTACAAAGCTGTAGAAAGTTAAGACCAGTTGATTGTGGGTCAACTTCCAACAACACTCTTTGACCATCAATGATTTGATTGCACTGTGAATCGAAGTACTTTTCTTCATCTTCACGTTTATCTTCACTGTAAGTCATCGGCGTACCGAACTTAGCATCAAAGACTTTCATAATGCCATCTGCAACAACCTTGTTGAAGACTGGTTTACCAAAGTCATTTAGTGCATGCTTACGAAAGTACCAATCTGGTAGCTGTATGTTTGCTTGCACTGCACGTTTCTCAGCACCTTCGGGATCACCGTTGGTATCTGGGATGTATGCACTTTCTGGTGTGTCGTTTCCGACCACCAACTCAGGGCCGACCTCTTGGTCAGCGGGATCAAAATGATCTGCCATAATTTACTCCTATAGTAGTAATGGTTAATGTTTCGTATCTACTCATGTAAATACACCTATTCAAGTAGCTTTTTTATTTAGCTGCTTTGAATTCTTTGACTCCTCTTTAATGATCCTTTCAAGTCTAGCTTGACTCTCTTTGGTATAAGGCTCATCAGGTAGTCTATCTATGTAAGACATAATTGTCTCTTTCATAATACTCTCCATATTTATTAATTAATTACACCTCACCCTCAATAGTCTGTTGAGCGAACCGAGCGGTAGCCGGTGAGCTATGAGCGACTGGTAAGGAGCGATTGTTTGTGGTACACCCTGGTACACCCTAAGTCATTGATTTTATTGACAAATGCTATAAAGGTGTACCAGCACTAAAATGCTAGTGGTACACCCGAAAGCCGTGCGGTAGCTGTGTTTCGTGGTAGGTGTACCATTTGTACCGGTTAAATCTTAGTTTAAACCACGATTTAATAACTACGGTCTACGGTCTATTACTAAAGCTAA